ATTTGGACGAATGTGCTTGTTGTGTATGACATGTGAGGTTTAAGATATGTTTGGATTCGGCAAAAAGAAATCTCCGCAATGGAATGAATTAAGTGACGAGCAGAAGCTTCAAGTGACAAGCAAGATTGCTAAAGGTGTAAAAGCTATGATGGCAGGGCCACGCTACAAGCTAGTGTCTGGAACGGATGTTTGGCAACGCGGCAGAGGAATGACAGAGCATAGAGACGAAGATGAAATCTTGAATTAGTATGGTCGTGGAGCAATGATTGACCTTGCTAGAAATGCAGCAAGAAATTCATCCACATTCAATGGAATCCTGAAGCAGTTTGACTTGAATGCTGTTGGAACTAAAGGCGGAAAAGCAATATTCGATTTTGAAAATGCAGAAGCAATCAAAGAACAGTTCTCAAAATGGACTAGAGATGCAGACTTCTTTGATGGACTTTCATTCAACACAGTCTTGAAGCTCATATTGAAGACCTATATCCTTGGTGGTGATATGGTGCTGATGTTTGATGATGGTTTACTTGAAGATTCTGGAAAGTTGGTGATTTATGAACCTGATGAAATTGGCAACACTACGCCTGAAGCTTTAGCAAGTCATTATGGCAGTTATGCTAAGCAGTCACTTGGACGTGTCTACAATGGCAATGGTCGTTTCATTGGTGCTATCGTAAGTCGTAGCCAAAGAGGTGCTGATGTATTTGACCCTTCAAAGTCATACTTCTTGAGACGCGACCCAGATGCATCAATGTTTGATTCATTTTGGATGATGCCAAGAAATGTGTTCCGTGTGGCACAAGGCAGAGGCATAACTCCAATGGCTGCTTCATTAGCTACAATTCTTGACTTGGAAGACCTATGTGGATTTGAGCTAGCAGCTGCAAAGAAGAATGCATAGACATTAGCACAAGTGCTTCAGTCAAACAGCGTATCAAATGAAGAAGTTGCAATGCCATCACCATTTGATAGTGGAACTGACTTCACTAACATGACTGATGAAGAGATTGAAGTTGCTACAAAAGAGACTATTGAAAGCAACGTGCAGACAATGGCATTAGATAGAGTGAATGCAGCTGGTTGCATCTACCAAGTGATGCCTGAGAACTACAAGATGGAGTTGCTTGACACTAAGCATCCTAACAACAACATGCCAGACTTCATCAATTGGTTAGCAAGCAAATCAGCTGCACCATTTGGCTTGTCACGTGAGTTTGCAACATTCATGCCAACAGGTGCAGATTTCAGAGCTAATCAACTCTATTCTGAACGAGCATTTGAAGAAGCATAGAAGTTCTTAGAGAACATCTGCGACTGGTGCTTGTATCGTTGGACGCTATGGGCTAACAAGAGAGGTTTGGTATCACAAAAGCCAGACACATTCATCAGCAAAGTAGATTGGTCATGGCCAAAGATGGAAGAACTTGATGAGAATTCACATCAAGATGCAGTAGAGAAGAAGCTGAGAAACATGACTGGTTCATATCGTGACATACTTGGTCCAGATTGGAAGTCAACATTAGAGACTGTACGCGATGAAATTGACTGGTGCAAACAGAACAATCTTCCACACCCTGCCTTTAACATGATTTCAGGTGGAGAAAGAAGTGGAGTTGATGAGTTGTCAAACACTTGAAAATCAGTGTAAGTAAAGGATGCATATATGAAGAAATTTTTGATAGCTGGAAGCATTGTTGATGTTGATGCAGACAAGGAAACATTTGAAGATGTGACACCTGCATAGGTTAATGCTTTCTTGAATAAACTTGAACCTAATGAAGAAGCTGTGTTTGAAATCACTTCTTATGGTGGTTCTGTAACAGCTGGTATTGCCATTTGCAACCTTCTGAAGCAAGCATCAGCAAATGGCCACAAGACAATAGCACATGTGATTGGAATTGCAGCATCTATGGCATCAGGAATCGCTTGTGCATGTGATGAATTGCAGATTGACGCAAACGCATTCTTGATGGTGCATAATCCCTATACAATGACTCTTGGCAATGCTAATGAAATGCGTAAGGATGCAGATATGCTTGACCAATATCGTGATGCATTGCTAGTAGTCTATCGTACAAAGTTTGATATGACTGATGATATGATAAAAGCAATGCTTGATGCAGAGACATGGATTTTGGGTGAACAAGCAGAATTGTTCAAGCTCAAAGCAGAAGTCATCCCAACAGCAGAACCATTGAGAATTGCAGCATCATTGAAAATGCCAAAGTTCATGCATACACCTAAAGCACTTAAGGAAATTATCATGGAAAAAGAACAAGAGTTGAAGCAAGCCAACGACGAAGTGAAGAATGAAGAAGTCGTTGAAGACAAGGCTGAAGAGACAAAGGTGGAAGAGCCTGTTGTTGAAGAGCCAAAAGCAGAAACAGTTGAAGAGACTAAAGCCGAAAAGCCAAAAGAAGAGATGGTTGCTAAGGCTGAAGTTGACAAACGTGTCTCTGGAATGCAGTCCGCAATGGCAAAGCAGATGGACGCTATGAAGAAGGACTACGAAGCAAAGATTGCAGATTTTGAAGTTCAGATGAAGGTGAAAGATGAGGAACTGACCAAAGCACGAGCAGATGTCACCAGCCTCACCAAGAGCCTTGACAATACCACGAAGGAATTGGCAGAAATGACATCAGCCTTCAAGGAGAAAGCAGACGCACTTGATGCTCTGAACGCTAGTGTGAATACGCCATCTCAAGTTGACAAGAAGCCTTGGGCAAAGCTTCATGGTGAAGACCTCTTGAAATGGTGCCGTGAAAACCAAGCCCGTAAACATTAATAACAAGGAAAACTAAACGATGAAATTCTCAGAAATTCAGTTGAACGTTGCCGCAGACCAGGCAATTGCAGGCATCCAGAAGCATGTCCCAGCTATCAGCCTTTTCGCACGTTCATTCAACGCACGTCCAGCAGAGAAGTACACTGGAATTGCAGTTCCAGCATTCGCTAATCTCTCTGGCGCATCTGTTCAGGACGCAAACAACCTCACATCAGACATTTGGTGCGATGGTGAAGAGCTACAGGGTGCAGTCGTAAGCTTGGAGAAGAATATCTCTAAGGTCTACGCTCTCACTGACTATGAAGCAGCTGCTACAGACAACCTCTATCTTGCTGATGGTGCTCGCGCTATCGCTGATTAGGTCACTCTTGAAGCAGTCAAGTATGTGTTTGAGAACACTCTTGCTGACAGCAACCTCTCAACAGTCCAGACACTCTCTGACTACACAGAGACAATGCCAAGCACAAAGGCTGGTTTCGCTGGTCTATTTGGTGTTGCATCTGACGCTGGCGTAAATCCTTATGACTGCGTGCTAGTTCTCAATGCAGCTTCTTATGCAGCTCTCATGGGTACTCTTGGCGACAGCTACATGTACGGTGGTCCAGAGATGATTCGCAGCGGTGTTGTTGAAGGTCTCTATGGATTCCGTGGTGTGGTTTGCTCTCCATTCATGCCTGCTGGAACTAAAGGATACATTATCCCATGGAACTCACTTGGTGTTGTTTCTCGTTGGGACAAGCCAGCAATTGATGGCTACGAGGACACTTGGACTGCTATTGACCCTAAGACTGGGTTCACAGTTGGCTATCGTGTGTTCGAGCATCTTTGCAAAGGCAAAGCATTCATCGGCGGAAATGTTCTGTTCGGTGCTAAGGTTCTCCAGAAGGGAATCATTACCCTCAAGTGATTTGATTGAATCAGTAGGTGAAAGAAATTGCGAGGTGGCATATGCCACCTCGCTTTGCTTTAACAAAGCCGGTGTTGTAAGTATATATGATGAAATCTCCTTGGATAGATAATGATAAAGCATTTGCACCAATGTTCACTGAAAGCATTGTGATAAGTGGCAAACATGGTGACAAGACTTTCAGACAGACGATTGAAGCTGCAATATTTGTTGACATGACTGGCGATGCATTGACTGATGATGCAATTGACACAGACCGCGAAGACATAGACATTGTATGCAGAAAGAAAGACTATGCATTTGTGCGGAAGCTTGTTAGAGGTGACTTGATTGAACGTACTGCCTACAATGGCATTAAGTATGCAATCAAAGAAATCAAGAATGACAGCATAATGGGATTAGTCATCAATGCAAGGAGCAAATGATGGCATCTGTGCAGATAAATGCTTCATTTGCAGATGGCTCAACACTTCAACAATTTGGCAAAATAATTGCTGAACGCATGAAGTGGATGAGAGAGACAGCAAGAGACAGCATTGCTGCATGTGCAATAAATGTCCTGAAGTCTGTTCGCACAATAACGAGAGTGGCTAAGCTTTCAAGCATAAAAGTCAATGTTAAAGTTGACACTAAGCTCTATCCATCTTACTTCACATAGAGTTCAAAGAAAAGTCTATGTGTACGCTATAGAGGCTCAAACCAAAGATACCATGGTGAAGAAAAAGTTGTTGCTGCTGACGCACCATCAAAGATTTCAACTTGGTTGGTTTTCAGATGGCAAGACAATCTTGACCCTAAGTTACGCTCATATCTGATAGTTGCACCATCTGCTGCATCTGCAAAAGCAAAAGCTAAATCAATTGTGCGAGCAAGACAAATCAGATATGCAGGACTAGCCAAACGTGCATTAGGTGTTTTGATGCATAAGACATCTACAAAGCAGAATCCACAAGATGCAGTGTCTCGGCAAGTCACAGCTAAAGCATAGCAGTTGACAGCAACTAAAGAGATTGTTGCTAAGTCAAATGATGGAAATGGTGGTAAGTATTCATTGGTGCTATATGACAATCTGCGATATGCAGCAGATGCCATAAAAGGTGGAAGACAAGCAGTCAACGTCCAAATGAAGAAAGCAATGAACAAGATTGTTTCAATCATTAACAGGAAGATACCAGATGGAGGTACTTTCTTTGGAACTAAAAAGCTAGCAACACCTTTCCCAGAAGTGGTCAGGAAAAGAAAATGACAGAGCAGAAAATAGAGAAGATTATTTTAGACAAGTTCAATGAAGCATTTGCAGCATCTAATGTAAATGGCTATCAGCTCATTGGTGCTTGGCAAGCTGTAGAAGATGGGCAAGTCAAAGCTATTGAAGAGGGTACTTCAAAAATCATTCTTGGCGTTAAAGTGTACCCAAGGTCATACGAGACCCCAACTATTCCAGATGGCCAATTCCAAGTAGACATTTCATTGACAGTAAGAGCAGAAGTTGACAGCACAGGACAAGACTATCTTGAAGTGACATAGCTTGTGTCAAACATTCTGCACACTTGGCAGAAGTCCTACCAAGCATATTCAACAGATTTCCAGATTGAAGACGAGTTCCAGCCAACTGGATTCAATCTTGAAAGCGGTGATGTAGGTCTCGATAAAGAGGCTTGCATCTGGCAGTACACACAAACATTCAACCTTTACGGGATAATAAGTTAAGAGGAAAAAAGAAAATGAGCTTTGCAGCTAAAATAGATTATGTTGGACTTGCAAGAACTGGTTTGGTTCTTCGCTCCAATGGGCAGAACGGAAGCAACTCCGTTCTTGAGATTCCTGGTGCTGATGGCAGCATCTTAGGAGATGAAGTATATGGTCATATCAAAGCACCAACTTGCGAATATGCAATCAATGGTACAGCTACACTAAGTGGAATTGCACTTGGAAAAGTGTATGGTTCCGATGGTGACTATGCATTGACACGTATTCAAGTTTCAACTGGTGCTGGACAAGAGCCAACAGTGAATGCTGACGCAGTCCAGATTGAGTCTGGTGCTGATTAGGCAGTATGCACTTATGCAGTTGATTCACAGACAGTTACGCCAGCAAGACATGCTTTGACATTTGGTGCATTCACTTATACAGAAAGTGTGAATCTTGCTCTTCAATCATCAGAGTTTGAAGCAACATGCACACTTGACCCAACTACTGTGAATGGTGACCCTGTTGCATCAGATGCAACAGCTGGACGTGAAACAGTGACTGTTACATTTTGGGCAAGCTCTGAAGATACTGCTCCAACAGTGACTGTTGCTTCTGGATGGCATATCACAAGCGATTGGACTTGCACTGGTGCAGATTCTTCAATGTTTGTATGGACTGCAACATTCACAAAGTATTTGACAGCAACACAGGCATCATAATTTAATGTTTAGTGAGCTAGCAAAGAATGACCTTAAAAGGTTGAGAGATGAGGGCTATAGCATAACAGATGAAGAAGTTGTAGCCCTCAATGACCTTGCTGTATAGATTGAAGCCGGAAAAGAAACAACAGTAGCAAACCACCCAAGATTTGCATTTGCTGGCAACATCGTTCTTCATGAACCAACTGTTGGTGCATTGGAATGGTGGTGGAGCTATGGCAATGATGCAGCATGGACAACTAAAGGAAAGTTGAAAACATACTATTTCATGCTTGCACATGCAAGAGATGTTGAACTGTTAGCACCACTTCAGAAACCATCTGACATAAACAAAGCAGTCAAAATATGGTTGAAGTCAGTCAATGCTACAGATGGAGAGTTGTTCAGAGCATTGATGTATGTGAAGCACGGAACAGAATATGTTGAAGAAGAGCCAGACAAGAAGACAGAAGATGATGGATTAGATTCAATATGGAATCTTTTGCTTCTTTGTTCTGGACAGATGGGTATAAAGCCAGATGACTTGAAGACATGCACTTAGTCCGAACTTATGCGTCTGATAAAACATTCTGCAAAAGCTGGTTTGCAGATAAAGCCATCAATAGCAAAACTATATATTAAATACCAGATGATGGTTAGACAAATAGAAAATAGAGGTAAGGAACATGGCTGATTCAAATCTTAGATTGCAGATTGTAACCGCTCTTGATGCTGCTGGAATAAAAGCCACACAACAATAGATTGATGGGTTGTCTAAACAACTTGAAAAGGTCAATCAAAGTGGTAAGGTTGACAAGCTTGAAAATGCTCTTGGCAATATGCCGGGAAAACTCGGCAAAATTTCTAAAGCATTAGGTGGTGTTATTGGTAAAATTGGTGGTGTAGTTGGTGCATTTACAACTGGCTATGAAATTGGAACAATGTTCTTTGAGAAAGTCCAAAAGGGTCTATTTGGTTGGAAAGACCCGCTTGACAAATTGATAGAATCAAACAAGAAGTTGAAGAAATGGCAGGACGAAGAAGTAAAGCAATGGCAGTATAAAGCTAACTTGATAACAAACTACTATCAAGCTGAACAGAATGCTATTGACAAGACAATTTAGAAGATAAATGCTCAAGCATAGTCTTATTCACGCCTTGCTAAAGCTGCTTCAGATTTCTATAATGCTGGAGAAGATAGAGACATTCAGCTTCTTGAACGTGAGCGGTTTGAAGACATAACACGTCTTCAAGCAATGGGTGAATATGATGCTGCTGATTAGGCGAACAAAATATATGATGTCCTTAGGCAAGAGATGGAGGTAAAGAAGCAGATTCTTGCTTATGACAGAGAGACTGACCAGCAAGAAGCCGCAATGTTGAGCAAAAGACAGCAAGCTGCTTAGTTGCTTGAAAAAGAAAAGAAGCTGAAAGAAGAACAATGGACGCTTCAAGGATGGAAAGATGATTTAGATGCTGGATTGTCAAATGCCGAAATAGACAAGAACCAATCACAAATAAATTCTCGTCTGAAGCAGATAGACCGTGAACTGCAAAATCTCAACAAAGAAGCAGACACACTTGCTGATGATATAGACACGTTTGATATTCAGTCTGCTACGCGAGAAATGAACAGAGCTACTTTAGTCGATAAACTTATGCTTGAAGGAGATAAAGCTGCGGTTGAATATGACAAGTCAATAGCTTCATCTGGCAATCTACTAGGCGTAGAATTCACAAAGGATTTCATAGAGCAGTTCAACCTATCACGCATCGACAGCTATAACGAACTTAAAGCAATTGAGGTCAACACACAAGGATTGCAGGCATTGTCTGAGAAGATGGATATGCTTCTGCAAATCAAGCAATGAGGTGATTTATGTACGCAACTACTACTACAGGACATAGGGAACACATTTCAAGCAACAGAAGCACAAAGGTTCTTCAGCAGTTAATTGTGGTTGGATAGGTTGTCGGTGTGGTTGTTCAAGATACCATCGTCACAACCGAGGAATGGAATGGACTTTCATACACCGATGCATTGAACCTTCAAGAATCTTCCGAAACTTCAACCTTAAATGGAACCACAAGGCAATATCTTGGAGGCGTTCTATTCACACAAACTGGAATTGGAGCAGCGTGGATGCGCGTTCCAAACTGTTGGGGTCAATCAGTTACAACTACATTCGACAGGATGGGAGATACAAACCTTTATCACGTTGCGAAAACGACAACCCAATACAATGTTCGCGGTGAAGGTGGACCAACTCTAATTTTGGAGTAATGCTATGGACTGGGAAAAGATACAATACATTTTCCAAATCCCAATTTCATGGTACAAGAAAATCCATGACAGGGTCTTCAATGCTTATGGCACAAACTTCATAAAGGTCAAGGAGGGCTATTATGGAGGAATGGAGATAGGGCTTGATTAGGATGAACTCGACAACTACTTGAACCAACTAGGTGCAGTAAAGTCCGTGAATGGCGTAGAACCTGATGAAAACGGAAACGTTACAATAGATGTTGAAGGCGGAGGCATATCAGCTGTCAATGGCATATTTCCTGATGCAACTGGCAATGTAGTTCTTGGAGATATTGTTTATAGTGTTGAAGGTATTTCGCCTGACCAAAATGGAAATGTTGCATTGACATCAATGGTCAAGAGTGTCAACAATGTCTTTCCAGTAAATGGCAATGTAGAAATATCATCTGTCACAATGGAAGACGTGGAAGACTACGTTGAAGAGCAGAATTTCGCCACTGAGGATTATATAACAGACCAGTTGACTAATTATGTGGATATCGGCAGATTAGAGACGACGCTTGAAGACTATGCTACATAGGCCGACATTGAAGACATGGTGACAGAAGTTGATGGGATTCTTCCACTGAATGGAGCAATAGACTTTAATCTTGATGCAAACAAATGGATGAAGACTGATTCTAATGGCCATATCGCTATCACTAATGAAACACCAATTTCACTTTCAGCTAGCAACACTGGCTACTTGTATGCAAACAACGGTTCGTTGGAGTTCAAGCAAGACGAGTTTGTGACACTTAGCACAGAGCAGACTATAACAGCCACTAAGACATTCAACAACTGCAATGTCAAAGCAACAAACGGTGGCAGGGTGATGGTGCAAGATGCTACCAGCACAGGAAGTGGAACAAGCATTGGTCACGGAACTATTGTGTTGAACGGCGGCAACGGCACTACGTTTATTGACTTTTATACAGGCACCACAGCAAATGACGCGTTCATAATGAAAGGCTCTACTGGTTTGGCTATTAAAGACCCAACTAGTGTAGAATTAAACGCTCCAGCTAATAAAGCAGTGTTAGCTGCCCATCCTACAGATACAACTTCAAGTTCTAAAGCGATAGCGACTGTTGGATATGTGCAGTCGCAATTGTCTGGATATACAACAAGCACTCCAATCAAGATGGTAACAAATGTCACTTGGAATGGAACGTAGATTGTAATTGCATCAAAGAATCTTTCATTCAAGAATGGTGTATTGACAGCAATGACAGATAACGCCAACACAACAATCAATACAGTAGCTTACACGTCATAATGGGAATAATAATCAGAAACGCACAGACTAACGGAACGATAGGACGCAAAGTAGACACTATTTTGCGTACTCCTATCATCAAACGCATATATCCAGACTAGAAGAAGATATGTCAGATTGGGGACCCGAGAACTGCTGATGCAACAGGAGCATTGAGAGGCGGTTTCCACGCCAGCACAACATGGTCAAACGCTGTCGAATCAGTTGGTTATCAGATGGTGAACTTTATGATTAATGGTCAGCCTTAGTGGATAGACGCTTCAAAAGACCACGACCCAGAATTTGTGTGGTATCAAGGAGCATACGCCACAAGCGCACAAACAATATCACAAGGAAAGTCCATGTCAGAGGCTTATGCTTCTTTCCCGGGCTTTCACTTCACGCTGCCAAACATATCATCTCCACTGGCTATTCAATAGGTGATAGTGTATTATCTGAACATGGGAACACCTTTAGCATTTGGACCCGCGATTGCTGGAAATGCTGCCAACAAGAACATAACACAATCAGGGGTTGGCGATTGGAATTTGGGACCTATTTGCCACTTCCATGTACTCAACACACCAACCTGCAACTATCACCCAATGGACATCAACGCAAATTCACCAGAAGACCCAATAAACATTTCCACACATGGTTCAACTGGTGACTTCAGGGGATATAGAGACTTGTTCTTGCTTGCGCCAATGGGAACTACAGATGGTTGCATACCAACTTTGACAAACCCTGTGCGTGATAGTTATACAATGTCAGCAACCACAATGGCGCACTTCACATAGAATGGTGCTGGATGGATTGTGCCAACATACCATGTATATATGAATAGCCTGAACCCCTCAGAAGATTACCGCCCCAAGTTTATATATAACCAAACTGGACAAGATAACTATTGGGGGTGTATATCATTGCGTGATGTCTACATTGATGTTGTAATTGATGCAGTTTAATGTTGTAAGTATAACTTGAAAACCAATGCTTTGTATTCAAAGCTGAAATGGAGAAAAGATGATTGGAATAGTCGACGTAGCAATTCAAGCGGAAAATCCTTCAATGCCGCTTTATCCGATGAGAGCTTTTGTTGGAAGCCCATCATCAATTAGAGTCAGGAATGTGCCTAAAAAGATTGGCAACTGGCAAATCACAAGCGTTCAATTCACTGCTGCTTATCCAGACAATTCAATAAAGACTGCCAACTGTGTATTGGTTGGTGGCGTTTGGGTTGGAACAATTGGCGGGTGCAGTGTTTCAGGACAATCTATAAATGGATATTCTGTCTTTGCTTCAGGAATAGACGAGAATGGAAATGCAGTTGAAAACTATTGCTTAGGAAAAGGTGACATAACTATTCTTGAAGCTGACGGAACCATAACGCCCAGCGAAACGACATACTACGTCCACATGCTTTCTGCTGAGCCAACAACACCTAAAGACGGTGACTTGTGGCAATTGAGTGGAACATGGTACATCTATCAGGACGGTACTTCATATCCAATAGGCGATGATTCTGGATTGATTCAACAGCTTTCGGCAGAGCTTTCAAACAAAGCTGATATAAGTTCGACTGTATTGAATCCAACCTACTCTCAGACACCGACGTTCAGCGAGTGGACGTTCAGCGATGGAGGTTCTCACACCTTAGTTGTAATTAACGGCGACATAGAATCCCCGTGGGTTTATAGGATTGACGACTATAACATCTCCAAAGAGTCCTTTGAGACTGAAGCCGAAGCGGACATTGCGACGAGACTCACTTTCTACAACAATCCAGTTATCGCCACCCGCACCCGCACGGACATCATCGGCTACAAACTCGGAAATCAGAACGACAAGCCTTTGCAACCACAACTTTCAGATGCTCAGATTTCAGCTATTGATTCAGTTGTCGATGAACGAGCAACAATATTTGATTTCGGAAATGGCGACATATCTGCTTTAAACTTGGTTGGAGAGATAACAGTTCAAAAGTTGATAGATGCTGGAATTCATAATGAGGATGATACGTGGATTAAAGACCCAGTATCAGTAAAACTCGGAACAGCTGTGACTGGCATTGATGCATATACGTTCTTTACAGCGATGTATATGACAAACATTACATTTCCAAATAGTGTGACACATATTGATAGCAGTGCTTTCCAAGAGTGTCATGCATTATCAAGCATTACAATTCCTGAAAGTGTGGAGTCTGTTGGCGCATATGCATTTGACAATTGCTATAATCTTACTTCAATCATCGTTAAAGGTAAGACGCAAGCAGAAGCAGAAACAATGTTTGCAGGTGCTGGTGTTTCGCCAAGCATCATAACGACTTGGAACGATGCAAGCCAAGAATGGGTAGCTGACAACTATGCAACTAACACATACGCTAATTCAATAAGCGCATTGGCGCAATCTGCTTATGGTAAAGCCAACTAGATTGACGATAAGATTCCTGCTCAGACTTGGAACACAGGCAATGAACTCGCCGACAAGGCTTTCGTCAATTCAAGTGTTCAAACTGCTACAGCAAACTTTCGCGGCAACTGGTCAACATGGGCTGACGTTCCTTCTGTTTCGTCTGACTATCCAGAAGACTATGCTGGTTCAAAGGTACCGACAGTAAACGACTATTTGGTCATACAAGATGCAAATGATTTGTCAAGCACATACGAAGGTACATGGAGATTCAAGTACAGCGGAACGTGGGCAACTGATGGAAAGAATGGATGGCTTCCTGAATATCAGGTAAATGAGACTCCGATGACTGCTGCTCAGCTGGCGGCTCTGAACTCCGGAATTACCACCCAAAAGGTTCTAAGCATTGATTTGATTGCTGACAAAGCTGACATTTCAGCCATTCCTACATCAGCTGACTATGTTGCATTTATTCCTAATTCTTTTGATAATGCTAAAGATGCTGTAACTATTGGAACACGTAAAAACGGAAGCTATGTTGGAAAAGATTCATTCACTGTTGGAATGTATAATGTTGCAATAGGACAAGGTAGTTTTGCAGTTGGCCAAGAAGTCAGTGCAACTTATCAATATGGTTCTTCTTATGTTATTGGAACATTATCAAAAGCGGCTGGAGATTCTTCATTTGCTCTTGGTTGGAATGCTTACGCAAATGATAATATGTCATTTGTCTGGAACTCAGATGACTTCAACGACTATAGCTCTAAAGGAATTAGAACATTTTGCGTAAATCCAAAAGATGGTTTGTCAGGATTCTATATTGGCGAACAAAGCCTTGGACAGATAATTGGCGGTGTAGAGACATTGATTAATGCGCTGTGAGAAAGGATGAATTGACATGAGCATAGCAACAGCAATAACAGATTTAAGCGGAAGAATCCAAGATGCATATACGGCATTGGCAGCGAAAGGCGCTACTATGCCAGCAACCAGAAACTCCTACAATCTCAGCTCGACAATTGACACAGTTCCGACAGGCGGAGGTGGAAGCGTCTATGGAATATCATCAGCATATCAGATTATTGGGAGAGCTGGAACTGGTGGTGTTGGTATCGAATGGTCGGACCCTTTCGATGCTGTTTTGTCTGGATGGACGTCAACAGAAGAAAGTCAATTCTCTCGACTATTTGACTCTAATGGAAACATTAGGTCTGTATCTTTTCCAGATTTGCAGACCATAGATGCCGAATATAGTTTAGAATATTTATGCAATAATGCTTCAAATTGTTCCGCCGCTTATTTCCCAAGTTTGACGACAATTACGCTTAATGGTGCTACTTCTCCACATTCAGGCGCTTCATATGTATTGCGACAAGCATTCTCTGGAACGCAAGTACGTTCAATCACTTTTCCAGAGCTGAAGACAATGATAGGGCGAACGGCACAAGGATTAGTTGTTCCATTGTTCCGTATCTTTGGTAACAACATCGCGGGCGACTTATACTTTCCAAAGGTTGACAACATAGCTGGTTATTTCTTCTACAGCGGTTGTCCAGTTACAATGCACTTTGCGGCTTCAAATAGAGCGGCTGTGGAGGCGGGTGCCAACTACAGCAACAAGTTTGGAGCGACTGACGGAACAATTCTTTTTGACTTGTGATGGAGGTTCAACCTATCATGACAGACGGCAATATCATAGACATGTTCGCAAAGCGCGATGAGAAGATTGAAGAACGCTTCTAGTCCATTGAGCAGAAAGTGGATTCGATGTGCGGCTACCTTAAAGGCGTAGTCGATTCAAATGAGAAGTTGATAAAGCTTTTCACAAGAGCATTGTATATCATCAGCTTCATTGCGATAATAGCTGTTGGCGCTGTCATCTTTGGAGCAATTGGAAAAGATGGAATGCACTCAGTAAGGCAAATTATTCCAGATATAGTCTATGCAATTCCAACTGACAACCATGAAGTAGATACGTGGCAGAATGGAAGGAAAGTTTGATGGATTTGATGCTGCCAATACAGAACAGTCTTGATGCATTGAAGTTCGCTATATCCTTCAATACATATGACTTGTCCGTAGAGCAGCAAGAAGCATTACTGAACAGATGCTAGCAAATGCAAGAGATAATTGACCGTGTAACAGTAAAAGAAAGAGAGTAAAAGTATGATAGAGTGGATTGTAAAGAAAGTAGTATGCAGCAAAGTCAATGATTTGCTGACTTAGTACAAAGATGATGTAAAAAGTGTCAAGAACACATTGAATGTCTGGATAGTTCGCATCAAAGCGATTCTGCAATGCTTAGAGAGCATGCTTAAGAAACTTGATGACAATGAACTGTCACCTGATGAAGTCAAAGAGACAACTGAAGAGATAAAGACACTCATCAAGGAGTGGTGACATGAAAAAGCTCATCACAATAGTTCTTGCACTAGTGCTATGTGCTTGCACTAGTTAGCCAAAGTTTGTTGAAGGCACTTCAGTCCAACTTGGTGCTTACGTTCCTTGGCAGTCAAATCTCTATGGTGTTGAACTTCTTTCGTATGTGAATGGTTGTGTAGTGCGTACACCAACAAACATGTGCTATGAGATTGAACGTCAGTATACAGCCACTAATGATTGGTGTTGGGGCATGTTGAAGTCAACTGAAAGTAGCAACACCAAGGTGAAGTTGAAAGAACACTAACTATATACCAATCTAATCTAGGAACACCCCTGTATATCTCTGACTGATTATGGTATAATTCAGCAGAATTTCATTTCTGGAAGTGAATCTAAGGTTAATTTCAAATCTTAGATTCATTTTTTATGCATTTTCACTTTTATTCCAAGCGCTAATAAATCTATAAATGAAAAAACCATTCATTTTTCATCAAAAACACCAAAAGGTGCCAATATATTGATATACTAACTATATACCAAAAAAATAGCTATGTCATTTCTCGAAATTTTTGATATAATTGCGCGGGTTGTTGGAGATAATCACGTACACTATCAAAAAAGAAAGAGGTATGAAATGACACGAAGAGGAAATGGATTCGGTTCACTCATCAATAAAGGTGAAGGTAAACCGTGGTTAGGTAGATGGGTCTATAAAGGCCAAGTCTACTACAAGTCAACTGGAGAAGTTGATAAGAAAAAAGCGTTGAAAGTTCTTGAACGGATAACTCGACCATATCGAGATGCGAGAGAAGAAGATGCTATAAGGAATCTTCAGAATCGTTTGATTGAGTTGCAAGAGCGTAAATCGAAAAACGAACTTCTGACTGAAAACATCTGGGAAGAGTTTTCAAAGAAGTTGAAGAAGGATGATGTTGGCAAAAACACAACAGCAATCTATGAGAATGCCGCGGAGCGTATGATTGAGTGGATGTTGCCACATGCAAAACATGCTAAAGACATCACAACATTGTTAGCTGAAAAATATCTTGAAGTCCTTGCATCTGAAGTTGGAGCTGCAACATACAACATACGTTTGGTCTTGTTCAAACGTATTTGGAAATCATTGAATGACGAGTTCCAGCTTTCAAAAGACATTTGGGAGAAATTCAAGAAGAAGAAAGCATCTAAGCATTCAAATAGACGCACATTGACTGAAGATGAGATTGCCAAATTGTTGTCGAAAGCTGAAACACATGACATGAAGCTTTTGATAATGATTGGCACATACACAGGTCTTCGCATCAGCGATTCTTCAACGTTGAAATGGAGTGACATTGACATGGAGCATAAGATTATGAAGGTGCTTCCAATAAAGACGAAGAAGCACATGGATGCTCCAATTGAGATTCCTATTCATCCAGCTTTGATGAAGATGCTTGAAGCTACACCACACAACAGTGAATATGTCAGCAAAGCAAATGCTGATGGCTATCTGAATGGTGGTCATATAAGTGGCAAGGTAGTTGAGTTGTTCAAGAAATGCGGAATGAAGACATCTGAGAAGATTGATGGTAAGGTCAAAATCATCTGTGGATTCCATTCATTGAGGCACACCTTTGTCTCGATGGCAATAAACTCAGGAATGAGTCCAATGCTCGTACAAAAAATAGTCGGACATTCAGCAGTTGATATGACATCACATTACTTCCATGAGAACATGGATAAGATATCTGAAGGCATAAATGCATTGCCAGATGTTGCTTAGGTGATTCAGAAAAATTTTTGAAAAAAGTGATGTACATTCCCTGCAAAACTTTATATAATTAGCCTTGTCTAATTCAGTTAGATTAGGCAAACACAATAAACAAACAAAAAGGAGAAAACAAAATGAAGAAGCAGAACGAAAAGAAGAACGAAGAGACGAAGGCCGTTGTGGTTGAAAAGCCAAAGCGCGTCCGTCGGGAACGCAAGTTCCTCCTGTACGTTGAAGGACAGGGGTTGATTCGTATCGACAATGAAGGTGGTGCTATGCCGAATTTCACAACTGGCCATATCATCGCCTACACCTCTCGGTCAGCGGCAAAATTTGCTCGTGAGTTCTTCATCAGCATCAAGCTTGCCGAAGAAATCGACATTGTTTCTAAGGTTGCTTAATCAAACAAAGGCTGGTGGCCTTTCGACCACCAGCCTATTCTTAAAGGAGAAAGACAATGACAAAACCTGACCCACATTTCTGTTGCATCTGTGGAAAGATGATTGAAGGACGAGGACACAACCCACATCCGATTGTGAAAGCTAAAGGATATCGTTGCTGCGACAAATGCAACATCAAAGTCCTTGAAGAGCGAATCAAGCAATACGGTGTGATGATTCACAAGGAGAATGGTCATGACAATCATTGAACAAAGAACACTGGAAATCATCTGCCGGAATCTGCCTGAGATTGCAAAGCAGTTGAAGCGGATTGCTGATGCGCTTGAAAGAAAGGAGAATGACAATGACAAAGCAACAATTGATTGACACCATCTATGGCTATCTCTATCGTGAGTTCAACACACTCAAAGAGAATGTTGGAACTGATGGAGAAAGCATCTGGGTTGACACACCAGATGGCAACTATTCAGTGATGGTCATTGAATGCGAAAAGGAGAATGACAATGATTGACATGACAAAAGTCCGTTCGATAATGCCACTTGGAAGAGCAATGCGGATGTATGGCACAACAGACAAAGAGAAGTTTGAATGTGCCTATCCAGAGATGGAAAGCGAACGACCTGATTCAACGTTCTTCGCTGACTTCTGCGTGGCGTGTGTGTATGGCGAGAAAGCGATACAAGACACATACAACAGGGCTTTCAACGGATGGAAGAGCAACGTCAAGATGTTCACTGAACTCACAGGTGCTTTGAACCATCATCTTTGGTTCTGGCATGAGCATGAAGTTGAAGAGTACGTCACTCTGTTTGACAAGCTTTGGAAAGAAGCTGATGCTTACGGATGTGACCACTTCAAAGCTGAAGAGCTAAAGCACTTCACAATGGTCTTGGATTGATTTAGACAAAACATTGTGATACACTACGCAGCTGTTGGTGCATTAGTGCCAACAGCCTTTTTTCATTAATCTACAGAAAGGACAATCAATATGGTTCAAACATGGCTGCATTTGATAGCAATGACTAATGAAGTCACAGAAACAGATATCGTTGAAAATGACTTCAATGATGGCAAACGTCTTATATGGAAAGCTAAGAAGCATAAGAATGTCGACCTTGCTTTGAAGCTATATAAGGCTCTAGACAAATATGTATCTATTGTTGACTATCACCTTTTTTATACCGTTGACATGCTTCATATAGCAGCGTATTGCAATGATTCAGATGGAAACACAGTCATTGGTGCTTTAAGTGAGTTTGCTAAAACAAGGTCTAAGAAAGTCTGCTATGCTGAAGAAGTCGTAAGCAGAATCTATGATTGCGCTATAGGAGTCTCAGGATGGAATCCTGCAACTGGAGATGGCTATTGCACATTAGCTTTCAAAAATCAATCAAAGACTTTTTCACCAAAATGCGAAATATGGGAGAAGCCACTTGAAAGACGTTTATATTCATTTATAGCTAAGTGCTTAAAGAAAGGTTGAATGAATGGACGTCAAGTACATTTTTCTTTGTCCTGATGATGGTGTATCTAAATTGTTGTCTCATATAGCAACTCATTGGCAATATTTCTTTATCAATAGCATTGACATTTCTCGTGAATGTGCAATACGATACAATAATGATGACGCTGACCATAGAACTCTTAATGCTACATCTGTTGACATAAACTGTGAAGCATACAACCCACCATGCAGTGATTTGCTAAAAGACTTTGACTATGTATTTAGCTGGTCATATTCATTCATAGATAATCCTCCAGGCCTTACCTTAAAGCAAATCATAGATGTTAGTGCAGCAAATGGAAAGGTGCATCATCAAGTTGAATCAAATTCAAGAAGACATGGCAAAAAGACGCTTTTGAAAATTGATGTGCTAGAAGATGCTAGCTATGTTGAAAAGCCTTTAGAGTTCTTCTTCGCACAAGAGTTTCTTTCACAACTGCATGTAGATAGAGACACACATCCAGAATTAAACATTGAAATAGCAGAAAAGTTTGATTTGAACAACTATAATCACTAGATGCATTCTGGGACTTCCGAGCGAGACTAATATAAATTATTATATATACCGTTCCTAATAAACCCGGGTCATCTGGGAGCACCCATTGAATCAAGATACAAAACTTTGTTCAATGTCGTAAAGTCTACATATATTGTCTTGCACTTGATTGAGCAACTTCAGCAATTCATATTGTTTGTCAACTGTCACTTTGCCAGCTTTTACTCGCCTCTGTATTGCTGACACAAATCCATTTCGATTTATGTATCTTCCTATATCAACTGAATTAGATGCTGAACTTCTTTCAAGACTGACAGACAAGTTGTCTAGTTCGCTAAATGCTTGCTTGTACTGCTTGCATATTTGTTGCATCAACTCTTTAGACATTTTCAATGTATGTTTCTTTGATGAATCAACATAATTGAAACCGGTTGTGTCATTAGTGTAATTCAATATGTTCTTCACGACATTATATTTGCTAGCAAGTTCAGTATTCCCATCTTCTTTGAATGCTGCATAAAGCAAGAAATGCAGAAACATGTGAAGTGTAGGAGTCACACATATCAGATTATATCGGTGTTTTGCTAGTGATGGATATAGCTTCTTAGGTTTAATGTGATGGTATTGAAGTATAGCAGTGGTTGGTTTTTGCTTGAACCAATGAACATAATTGCTTAGCACATCACAATAATGCATATAGTACAAGCCATATACATTGTCAGGGATGATGTCTTTCTTCATTTCAATGCTTCTTGGTATTTCTTCATTCTTCTTTGTATTGTCATCTTGTCAATGCCAATCTCATCTGCTACCTCTCGATAAGATTTGCCATCCATAATAAGTTCAGCAATCATTCTATCAAGCTTAGTCATCTTTTCCAAAAGTTGTTTCGTTTCAAGTTTACGGTCAAGTGAATCTCTTTCATCTACAGTCAAAGCAGAAACTTCACCAATTCCATGTTTATGTCTACATGGTTCATCGTCATCTTTGTCTTCACCATAAAGAGCATCAAGAGTTTCTTGATTCTTCAATCGTCTATATTCACGAATCAAATCACGATAAGTGTAGTTCTCAGCAAACTGATAGCAATATGAAGTTGGTGACATGGCACCTTCAACATAGTTGTTCAAGAGTTTGATAAACGTATCGTATAAAGCGCTTTCGATTTCACTAAGTGTGAGTTGCCAATCTTCTGGCAAACGTTGCTTGATTTTCTTTGCAATCGTTTTATTGAAGTCACGCAACTTCAACCAATCTTGTTCTGTCAATTTTATATTCATGTGTTTCCTCATCAGCCTTTATTTACTCTCATATTCATTAACTCTTTCAAGTAAGCCATCTTGAAGGAGGTGGTGTACTAAGTGATTAACTTTTCCACCGTATCATGAATATAAGATGTGTTGAATGGCTTAAGTTCAACATTAATTAGTGCTTACATTATCAACACCAACATAATATATTTACAGTCTTAAAAATCAAAACTGATAAAAATTTAGAAAAAGATGTTAATTTTTATAAACAACTTATGAACAACTTATAAACAAGTGTGTCATATTGTCACACTTTCTAAAGTCTAGAAACTTTTTTCAATTTTTTTCAAAAAGTGTGATACAAAATCATTTCCCACGGTAGTAATAATAATAGAAGCTTCATTCTTCAGCTTCTATAAAACAACTTCATTAAATCTTTGAATCAAATATAAAATCAAATTAACTGTTAAATAAAGAACTCGACTTGCGGAACAACGTGGAGCAAGTGAGTTCATGAGAGATGCGAAGCATCTCGAATAATAAAAATTCAAATGATAATCTATAAAACAAGTATTCATTAAATCTTTGGAATATAGTGATTGATATTGGATGACTCTTTTGAATCAAACTATCTGAATCTACTTTGGTAGTCACCACCATGCCTTGCTACGCAAGTCAGGTGGATGACAAGAATCCATTTGTTTGAAAGAATCAAATGATTGATAATCATACGTTTGATACCAGATGACACAGGGTGTCCCTAGGGACACCCGTGTACTTTGATATATAAATATATATCTTTTGAACGGATGAATCTAGAATCATTCTGGAACAATCTCTTTAATCCTGTTGAAAGTGCGTCACATTCGTTCCGCACTTGAGAACTATGTTTGATATAGTTTATCTATTCAACATTCTGTTTTTCTTGGTATCAATCATAGCAAGGTTCTCACCATCATATCCAACAGGATGCATTGACACAATTCCAAACAGTTGTTGTCCATCTTTGAATATTACTGTCATTCCATCGTTTAATAGAACAACTGACATTATTTCACCTTTTTGATATTCAGAATCATTGTAGAAATTAGCACGTTCTTGTCTCAAGATTGATGCCATGCAATTTCTAGCAGAATCTTCTGATTCAAAAGTTCTGTTGAATGATTCGCTGTCATTGTAGAAGCAAGTCCAGTTGATACACCATTTTTGATAGCTTTTCATGTTTCTATTTTATCAAGTTTCTAGAATGCGTAAACTTATTGGATGTTCTTTTGGTCAAGTGTTATGACTACTTGCGATAGTCCATTTTTGAAGAACCAAAGTTCATCTCTATCTGTTGTTATTTCATCTTCGATATATCCGCAACCAATTATTTCATCAATCTTTTCATCAATGAACTTCTTTGCCTTTGCCTTAGTGGAGAATACATATATCTCCATTTCTTCAACTGCGTATTCATTGGATATTGTGACCACATATACTTTCTTCATTGTTGTTTTCCTTTTATCTGTTGTTTATGAGATAATTATATCACATTTCTAGAAAATGTATACTAATTTTTCTAAGATTTTTTTTAATTTTTTCACCAAATTGTGCGGTTTTCAGTTTTTCAAGAGTAAATAAAAACATGGAAACAATTAAGTTGACCATACAAAAGAAAGAAAACACAATGAAAGAAAAAACATTCACCAATCTGTTAGAAGCAGTTCTTACTTCCAACAAAAGCACTGCTGAAATGATAGATATGCTTGAACTTCTTCGCAAGATGAAGTCATCTCAGAAACTGCTTGACAATTCAGATGCAGTTCTTATAGGAACTAAACTCCATTATTTGAGCACTGACAAAGTGGAGGAGTTAGCATGAGTGCATTAATTTCAGTGTTGATAATAGTGTTCTTAGTCTCTAGTGTTGGAAAACTGCTGATTGCTTGCGCAAACGCAAAGCAGGATGATGACTTGTGCAAGAATCAAGAGCAGAAGATAGCAGAACTCCAGAAACGAATCAAAGAGTTGGAGGACAAGCAATGAATTAGCGATAGCAAGATTGCTCAGTTGAGTAGATGACTTCCAAGGTTCTTGATTAGTATTACACAAATAAAGGAATCAAGTTTGAACGTGTGACAGATAAAGAACGATAGATTAAAGGAATTGATTTGATTCTGTTCAGCAAATCCGGCAAGAGCATAAAGATTGATGAGAAAGCAAAGTACAGAGGACTTCAAAAAGAAGGTGCTTAGTTGAATTCATATTCATTTGAAGTTACAAGACTTTGCGCTGATGGGAAAAGACGCATCGGATGGTTTGTCGACAAGAAGATAGAGACAGACTACTACTGCTACGCATTTCCAAAACTTGACAACAACAATATCAAGCCAAAGATGCAAGTGGATTTGTTCAGCAAGACGGACATAATTGCTATCATTGAGCAAGAGACTACGCTTGACTACATCGAGCAAGTCGCGCATATGATGGATGTGAATGGAACTAAATTGACTAAGTTCAAGAACTTCGCTCTTTATAGAACTCCATCATATAAATTGCCTGAAGAACCTATAAACATCATAATGTCAAGAGAACTCATTGAGAAGACACCACACTTTAGACGCTTTTATGTGTAAGTATTTTATGACAATTGAAGTCTGCCCACTTCATATAAACAATTTAAAAGACGCTACTGGAATCGGGCAGGATTCTGGCAGCGTCGAATTTTTTACTATATGACACATTTAGAAGAGTACAATCGAATCATTGAATTCAGAAAAGCAAATCCGTTGCCAGAAGACTAGTATGGTGAGAAACATCATATAAAGCCAAAGAGCATCTATCCAGAGTTGGTAGATGACAAAGACAACATTGTTAGACTATCTGCACAAGAACATTTCTTAGCACACTACCATCTTTGGAAAGCATATAAAGATGAACTATGTGATAAAGTAAACGCAAAGAAAATGTGTTATGCATTTCATAGGATGAAGACTCAATTATTGAAAAGCAATGACATAGAATCTATGGCCAAACTCTATGAAGAATGCAGAAAAGAGTTTTCAAAACTTCGTTCAAAGATGAGAAAAGGAAAACGACTTTCATCAAAGACAAAGAAGAAACTATCACAATTGAATAAAGGCAAGAACAATCCTATGTATGGTCACTCAGTTACAGAATTTATGACACCTGAACGTGAGAAGAAATGGCGACAATCATTAGCAAACAGAAATCTATCAGGAAAAAACAATGGTATGTATGGAAGACAACATACAGAAGAAGCAAGAAAGAAATGTTCAAAAGCTAATAAAGGTCGTCATTGGTATAACAATGGCAGCATAAGTGTCACAGCATTTGAATGTCCTAAAGGATTTGTTGAAGGTCGATTGAACAAGAAAGTTGAAAGAGTATGAGACAGAAGAAACAACTATATTTGACAAGTGAACAGTTATCCATTGAATTGGAGAAAAGCCAATAGCAGAATGCACCAACCGAGCAAGTCTGCATCTACTTCAAGATGATTGCATAGCATTTGATGGGAGATTCAAGATACAGGAACTATCCACACGAATTGCAAGAAGACATGATAAGTGATGCAGTAGTCAAGATGATAAAGAACATCCATAATTATAAACCGTAGTATAAAGACAAATGCTTCAACTACTTCACACGTTGTTGCGAGCATTCTTTTTGGACTACGTTAGGAAAGCACTACAAGCACATTAACATGGTAAGGCAGATGACATTAGACTTTGCAGATATTCTTGAATCTTACTCACCATCATTAGCAAAGCAGATACGAGACAAACAGATATGCATTGAGCACACTAAAGACAAACTTACATTCAAGAAGGAAAAAGCAAATGAGCATGACTAAAATCATAATGTCGATACACTACTCTCCTATGAAGGAGCTTAGAGACTACATCGACAGCAACAGAGACTTGATTGTGCCTATATGTGGTGGTTCATCATTGAAAGATTCAGATGATGAATGGGTCAAGAAGAATGTCCTTATGGACGATTGCAGACAAGACAACATATCACATCTGAACAAAGAATTGAATGAGTTGACTAATGTCTATCTGATATGGAAGAACCTTTCATTGCTTGACGGACATACAGCTAACATTGGTAATGAGCATTACAGACGGTTCTTCAGCAGAGAGTCAATCAAAGACATTGACAAATATGATGGAATCATAGCTAATCCAATTAGTTTAGGTGTAGCAGGATTTCCATGCACATTAGAGAAGCAATATGAGCTATGCCACTACAAAGAAGACTTCGACATCTTGAAGCAGACAATCGCTAATGAAGGTCTGATGGATGAAGAAGTATGGAATGCATGGACTAAAGTGAACTACTTGTATGCACCTTGCAACTGCTTTGTACTCAAACGAGAAGTGTTCAACATGTTCTGTAAAGACCTTTTCAAAGTAGCATTGAAGCTGCCAGACTTAGTTGATGTGACAGGACGTGATGACTATCAGAAGCGTGCATGTTCATTCTTGTCAGAACGATTCACATCATATTGGTTCTTCAAAGAAGCGGCAAGAGGCAGATGCAGATGGAAAGTTGTTGATTTAGAGTACCATTCAGACTGGAAAGGAACAAACTCTATTGACTCAAGAGGTTGCTTCGATGGTGTGTTCAAAGGTGATTAGTCAATGAAGAAGGTGGATGAATACATCAAAACGCGATGAATAAAAAAGCCTGAGCTGACGTACTTGACACAACAAAAGAAAGGAAAAACAAACCTGTCAGCTCAGGCATTAGTTATTGTACTTACTTAGTAGTTGTAAGTAAAAATCTAGAAAACTATGAACAACTTTTGACCCCCTCATTTCTAGAAACTAGAATGCGAGGCCTTACTCACAATGAACGAAGTGACACTTAGAAATTTAGAAACTTTAAATCTTAGATATGTCTAAAAATCGTATATTTAATGATAGAATACTCACCACTGCCGAACGCAAGCAGAGGTTCGATGACCGGGCAGCGGCAATAGATGCATAGTTAGATGAAGCATTCTAGAATATTGACTGGAAACGGCGCAATGAAGCAGAGAAGTCAATTGAGAAGTGGGTGAACACATATTGTCTTAGTTTGCTTTTAGATGATGCGCCACCACCTAAAGGCATTGAAGTCTTGAAGCAGATGGCTAAGGCAATGACTGCTCATACCAACTACTTGATATGCATGCCGCGTGGTCATGGCAAGTCTTCATATTGTGAGTGTGTCACTTTGTATGCTCTTGCTGTTGGATTGCAGAAATATGTTGTCATAATCTCAAACAACGCTAGAGCTGCTTCAGGTCTGCTTCAAGACATTTGGCGTGTGGTTGTAGAGCCTGACACTCCATTTGCTTAGGACTATCCTAGCTTGTGCTTTCCATTCCAAGTCTGCAAAGGTTCATATAGACGCAGACAGTTGTACAAAGGACAATCTACTGAAATCCAGAAGACTGCAAACAACATCACATTTGCTAGGTTGCAAGATGCTGAAGGGAATGAGTTGCCTACTTCAGCTTCAACAGTCATGGTAAGAGGCATTTCTGGCGGATTGAGAGGAATGAAGCATGGCACGTTGAGACCAACATGCATTTTGCTAGATGATTTGCAGACTACAGAGATTGCTGAAAGTCCAGAGCAAGTAGAGAAGCTTATGTCTTTGATACGCAAAGATGTGATGAACTTAGGTGGCAAAGAAAGATTGTCGATTCTTCAGACAGCAACACCAATCCAACCTGAAGATTTAGTAGAGAAGTTCAAGAACGACATAAACTGGAAGACTACAATCTTCAAGGCAGTTGAGAAGTTCCCTAAAGAATACAAGAAGAAAGATGGTCTATGGTCACAATACTTCAAACTATTTGATGCAGAATCAATAACTGGCTCTGACCATCATGAGAGTCTAGACTTCTACAAACAGCATCAAGCATAGATGGATGAAGGTGCAGAAGTGTTCAACCCATATAGATTCTCTATAAAGGATGGCCACATATCATCAATTCAAAAGATGCTTGAAATCCAACATGTCATTGGCAATGCAGCATTCTAGTCCGAATACTAGATGTCACCAGTCAAGAACACATATTCAATTGACATTTCACCAAACAAGGTTTTGACTAAGATATCAGAACATCGAGAATGCGAAGTGCCAGACGGCTATCTATTTGTCGCTGGTGCAATCGACTTGAATACAAGCTATGCAGCTACCGCCGCACTGGTCGCTTTCAAACCCGACACTACAGCAGCAGTCATTTGGCATGAGACGTTTCCTGTCAACATCGACTAGAAGCTGCCTGATGCAGCATACAATGTTGCAGTGCATGACATGCTGACGTAGGTATGCTCTACATTGAAAGGGCTGAACATAAAGATTGATGGTCTTGCTATAGATGCTGGCGGCCGAAATTTTGATGCTGTATGTGGATTTGCCAAAGTTGCAATGAAGTTAGTTGGCATTCCAACATGTGCTTTTGCTGGTCGTTCAGCAAACATGTTCAATCCATTTGTGCGTTCAAGACTTCGTGATGCAATAGGCAGAACAGTTCTTTGTGGTGATGCATATGAACATGTGAAAAGTGGGGCTGGAAAAAAGTACGTATTCTTTGACGCTGATTTCTACAAGGAAGCTGCTTAGAAAGCGTTGCTTTGCCCTGTTGGTGCCGTAGGTTCATGCACACTCTACTTTGGTGACGTAGAAGAGCATAGAGACTTTGCAATATAGGTCTGTAATGAGAAGCTTAGATTTGTCCAGCATAAAGCTGGAAGAGACATCTACAATTGGGCATCAAAGGAACCACATGACTATCTTGACTGCATGAGCATGTGCTACGCAGTTGCAGCAAGTCAAGGTCTTTCAGGACAACTTGGGTCAACAGCTTAGATGGAACAGCAAAAATAGAGACTTCATAGAAAGCCAAAGATAAAGATTGTATAAGAAATGGTGTAAGTAATATCGTCATGACAATAACATAGAAACGTAAAATTCTCACGCGAATTGCTGAAGTTGAAGCTGACATTGAAGAGCTTAAACGTTGTCGTGCTGAGATAGCAAAGACTGGTTATGCTTCTGCTACTATGAGTTCTGGCGGCGGGAGTAAATCATACACAAGAATAGATTTATCCAAAATCACAGAAGCTATTTCAGCATTGACAAGTGAACTTAAGAAACTAAGAGCTATGTTGACAGGCAGCGGTTCATCAATTTGGACGAATGTGCTTGTTGTGTATGACATGTGAGGTTTAAGATATGTTTGGATTCGGCAAAAAGAAATCTCCGCAATGGAATGAATTAAGTGACGAGCAGAAGCTTCAAGTGACAAGCAAGATT